GAGGAAGACAACACTGCAGGTAGTCAAACTTTAGCCTGTTCTGGTGATGTCTGTGAGATCGTAGATATAGGAGCTTAACTACTATGGACAACACGGATACAATAACTATTGACGGAAAAACAACTCTTGACCTTGGTGACATGTTCAGCTATGATGCTGTCAATAAACCCGCACATTATAATCTGGGTGGTGGTGTTGAGTGTATTGATTACATTAAGCAGACACTAGGTGTTGAGGGATTTATTAGTTACTGCCAGGGTAATATGATTAAGTATCAACACAGGCACAGGTACAAGAGTAACCCAGTAGAAGACATGAAGAAGGCACAGTGGTATCTAAACAAGATGTTAGAAACAATGAAGGAGAAGCATAGGTGAAACCTTATGAACAAGGTAGGGTAGCTTTCAAGGCTGGTAAAATTGGTAATCCATATCAAGCCCAGACTAAGGATAACAGGGAATGGGAGATGGGCTTTAACAAGGCCTATTTTCTAAATCTCGGAAGGTTAAAAGAATATGAGCAACGTCAAAAAAATAAACAATCTTGAGGAGGAAGCTAAGAAGTATACTCAGAAAAAGATAAAGCCACCGCTTAAAGACAAGCCTTTGACATCACGAAGATATCTAGCTGGTCAAGCGATGGCTGCTTTGCTTTCAAGATCACCTGCTCCCGTACACAGAGTTGATATAAAACGTGAGTCATACGACTGGGCTGACTTCATGTTAGACGATGATTAATAAACTAAAGGAGGCTGTAATTAGTCTCCTTTTTATTTTATATCTCCAAAGAATATATCATCGTAATTATCCATAAGAGTTTTTATTTTTAGTAGTGTCTGAAGTCCGTCATCTTTCTTTAAGAGTTCTTCTAAACTTTCCTCTATATTTAAAAATTCCATAACTTTCTGTACTTCTTTTTTGTTTTCACGAGAAAGAACTTTGATTAAATTTATACTTCGTGGCATACCTTTTTCTACCACTTGCATAACACCATCTTTTACTTCTTTAGAAATCCTATTTAAAATTTCTTCTTTTTCTCTTTGTGGTTTTTTAAAATAATCTGGGTTATTCCTTAAGTATTTAATAGCTATTGCCTCAAAGAACGGAGAAGCTACAGCGTCCATTTTATTTTTTATCTCTGGGGGACCATCAAAACGTATGGCTTTCCAGTAAGGTTTACCTGCAGCATTCATCATTTGTTCAATTAAGTTAGGAGTATTAAGACCCCTTACACCAAGCACTTGTTTCCCCACATCTTTAGTCTTTAAAACACCTCGTGTAGGAGTAGCTTTTTTAGGTATGTTACTTCCTCCACCTATTGAGTCTGTAATATTATTTATATACCGTAGTATTTCACCTTGCATAAAGCCACCCTGTCTCAAATCAGGGTTCATATTACCATCAGAAACTAAACCCCACACTTGATTAATTGGATCAAGCGGTCTTGTAGCTCCCTGTACAGCCCTTTCTACAGAGGCTCCCAGTAGTCCTTGTAGTGGCTGAAGGTTTTTATCGCCTAATTGTTCAGCAGCATAAACTAAGGATTGTCCAAACTTATCTAAGTCTCTTATAGACTGTCCACCTACCTGTAAAGCAAGCTCAGATAGTAGGTCTGAAGGTATATTATCCCAAGACATATCAGATACACTTTCTCCATCCCCTAAAGCGTGAGCACTAATCTGTGACATCAAACGAATAGTAGAACCAGGCCAGTCATACTTCTTGTCTTCAATAGAACCATCATTTTTTAATTCTTGGTTATAAGCTAAATTATTTTCTATTCTTTCTTTTGCACCACCACTAATTCCTGGAAGACCGTAGACACCAATGCCTATAATAGACCAACCAGCAGCCATTTTACCTAATGCCTCTGCACCTTCACGTGTTGCAAAATCTAACTCTTGACCTGTGACATTTTTAATTGCAAACCGCATTGCATTTATACCAGTTAAGTCAGACATAGTTGCAATAGTAGTGTTTAAAAAACTACCAAAAGGTATAACAAAACCTAAGGGAGTTCTGTTAGTAAATGTTTCTATACCCCTAGCCCATGTTCTAGCGGAGGATAAACCCTCTCTTCCAGGAAGAGTTGACCAATTTACTGATGCAGTTTCTCGCATAGTACGGAACACTGCTTTTTCTAGGACTTCTTCTTTAAACTTATCTGAAGCCATTTCAAGTGCAACATCTATTCTTGCAAAGAATACTTCTGGTTGCACACCATAGGCTCTCATAATAGATTGATTTAAGTTAGAGCCGAATGCAATTCTTTTGGTAATATCATCTTGTAACCTAACACCAGATAGGGTTTGAGCACCCTTAGTAACTGCATCAATAGAACCCCATACGAGTTTTTCACCCTTAGTAACTTTATCTAAATTAAAGTCAGCTATAGCATCTCTAACACCACCATCTCCAGCTACATCTCTAAACAGCCTTGCTGTTATTTCAGGGGTAGTGGAAAGTACTGCATCTGCAGTCTCCATTAGTATGTCTGGAGAAAACAAATCAACACCCCTACGAACAGCACCTAAAGCAGAACCATAGGCTCTATTGTAAAACTTTAATGCTTTTTCTTCATCACCCCTAATATATTTATATGTAGCTCCTTGGGTCATGTTTACAGCAGCAGTAAAAAAGTCAGCAGCCGTATTTATACTGACAAGCTGTGCAAAACCTTTTAAGTTAGCACCAGTTGTAGATAAGTGGGATGTAAGAAGTCTTTTATAAACAGACATTGTATATTGAAAACGTGCAGGAAGTTCTTCAGGCTTTGCCCTTTTATTACCTAATATATCTGCAGCATCTTTAGGCTTAACACCTGCTTTTTCAAGTCTACTAATCTGGGAAGGTGTCCAGAGAATACTACCAGCAGTACTAGTTCTTTTGATAAAGTTTTCTGAAAGAGCAAAGGCAGTGTAATCTATACCTAGTTTTTTACCAGTAGATTTCTCAAAGTTTTTCATAGCCTTTTCTGCAGATTCATCTGATAGGTATTCTATAGCCTGTCCAAAGACATTCGTTACACTTCCACCTACAGTTCTATTTTTATTTTTATCACTACGTGCTATTAGCATAGAAGGGTGTACTACAAACCCTGCTTCTTTTAGTGCAACATAATATCCAGTTATACCTTCTTCTTCATTACCAAACCAAAACCTTTTAAAGAAAGAGTCAACTAGCTCATCATCAATAAGCTCTTCTCCTCGTGCCTCTATGCCTTGTTCTGCTTGTACTTTGGCATCTTCCCAATTTAAAAACTCTCTTGAATCACCCGCAGTTATTTCAAAGTTTTCGTCTGTTGCATCATTTACAATTTGTTTATTTACTCTTTCATCTAAAAGTTTTTGTGCTTCTTCTGGTCCGAGTTTAAGTACATCAGCATCTACCTGTTTGTAAGCTAAGAACTGAGGTGCAAGATCACTTTTACGAAACTCTTTTATAGAAGCACTCATGCCAACAAGAGTAGGTATTACTATCATAGAACCTGCCGCAGACAGTGCTAATTGAGCCTTACTAAAGTTTTCTTGTGCATCTGTTTTAATTAGTTGCATCTGATAACCAACATCAACACCTGCACCAATTAGTCCATCTGCTATTGCAACAGGTAGAGACTTAGCCACTGCTGTACCTATTGTCCTTTTAGCAGTTTCTGTTGCTACACCCTTTTTAATTTGACCTTGATAGGCCTTACTCATAAGAGTACGTAAAGCAAGACCTGAAGCCTTAGTAGCACCAAAACCTAGAAGTTTACCTAATCCAAGCGAAAGAACTGTAGAAGGATCATAGACAGCAGACTTAGTATAGTCAAAGATAGCATCTCCCATCTCTGACCAAGAACCTTCTCCAGTTATGGCATTATCCATTTGATCCATGAGCATATAACCAGCACCTAGCTTTGCCCTTGTACCATCGTCAGCACTCATTCCATAAGCAACTTCATTAACCGTTGTTACAGTCTGACCACCAGCAAAAGATCGTTGATAATTCTGCCAAGTTTCAAAAGCATCTTCATCAGACATACTACGATAGTCTTTAGAAAGACCCCCAATAGCACCACCAGATAAAGCTGTAAGACCACGGCCAGCTTTTGTGAGAGCACCGCCACCTGGGGTAAACCTAGCTTCAAGGTTAGACCTTATTACATCCATAAGACGTTCATCAGCAACGATATCTTCTTTAGTTAATTTCTTACCGTACTCTTCAAAAATATAGTTTAAGTCTACAAAACCTCCATCTTCTTGTGGAACTATTGTATCTACACCGTATTCATCTGCGTAAACTACTCTTGGACCAGCAGGGATTACCTCTGGAGTTTGTTGTGGATCTGGCAACTGACTAGGTGTTTCAGCATAGTCTTCTGCGTATATTACTCTTGGCTCTGCCATTATATATTTACCTAATTACCTGTTGGTCTAGTTGATTCTAATTTAATCTGCTCACCTGAAGGTAATCTAACAACAGTACCCTCATTAAATATATTAGCTTTTAACATAGTTATACCCATTTCAATACTAGATACTAATGGGACAGAGAACATTGCAGAGGTAAGTACTTCTGGCAATGCTGCATCTTTATACTTAGGCATTTTTTCTATTATTTCAATACCATAAGAGTTTCCATATAAAGAAATAAGTTCTATAGGATTATCACCTACTGTTTTAATAGCATTATCTAAAGAAGCTAGTCTTTCTGTAAGAAATCCCTGTTGTTCTTCTAAATCTTGCGGTGCAGAAGTAGTTCCTTGTTGACTAGCTAAAGTTGCTAATCTTTTAGCAATAAGAGTTTTTTCTATCTCAGCTTTACTTACATGATTTTGTGCAACAAGTTTAGGTATTTTTGTTAAATCATCTAAAGTAGGTTGTTCTACATAATTATAATCAGGTACATATACTCCACCAGGTGCAGTATTCATTTGTTCTAGCATAGGTAAATACATTTCATCTATTTCACGCCCAATAAACTGAGTAATTTTATTCATGTCTATAGGTTTAGTTGTGGGTTGTGTTGTAATTATACGACTAATAACATCTTGAACTACTGTTTCTGGTAATGTCATCCCATCTTTTTCAAACTTTTCACGTGCATTATCTAAAACAGTAAGTAGTTTAGTTGCACCCGTGGGGTCACCAGAAGCAATAATAGGGGCTAATAAGTCAGTACCTAAGTTATAACCTTTAGGGTCTTGTAAAGCTTTTATAGATAAATCTAAAGAAGCCGTACTAGAACCTTTACCAGAAGACGCCTTAGCAAGACTTCCTGGACTGTAAGATTTACCAGCTAAAGTGAGATACAGTTTTTCTCTATCGTCTTGCCTCTTTTGGGTTAAACGATTAACTTCATCTTGACGGTCAAGTTCTTTTAGGATACCTGCTGAACGTATTTTAAATGCCATGTTACACCCTTGCCATTAAGCCCATAGGAGCAGGAGGCATATCTGTAAGTTTTATTTCTGCCTCTTCTTCCATAGGTTTTTCTTCCATCATATTAAGTTCTTCTAATTCAGGGCCACCCTCTTCTTCTTTTAACTTCTTGAGCATTTTCTTAGCTCTCATCGTGTCTCTCTCGTACTGAATTGCTACATCCCTATCAGGGTTATCAAAACCTTCATCAAAATCTAAACCAGCCTTTGTAGCAGCAGCCTTTATATGTTCATGTATTACTGGAGCAATAATAAGACTTACATCAATACTGTGAATACCTTCTATAACAGCACTGCGTAGTATACCCTCAACCAAAGTAACTAGGTCAATACCTAACTCTAAGAAATATAAAGCATCTTCCATTGCCTCTGGTTTATTTAAATTATCTAAGTGTACGTCAAGAGCTTTAATAGGGTCAGTGACCTCTGGTGCTCTTTCATAAGCAGCATTCTTAGGTTCTGTGGTTAAGGACTGTCCTGGTATTGGACCATTAAATATTAAGCTCATTATGTAGACTCCCTAACTAATTTTAAATATTTTTGGTAGAAGGGCATTATATGTTCTTTTGATTTAGATAATCCACCTGAGTTTTTATTAGGTCCATCGTGATGGTACTTATAAACATACTCTAAGCCTTTACCTCTTTTTTCAGAAAGGCCTACGTTATATTGTGTAAACTCTATTAGAGCTTGAGCTTGCATACTTAAATCATCTTTGTTACCTTCGTTTAAACCATAGCTAGAACCAGTGTCATCTATAAACTGACCTAATCCATAAGCACTACTAGATCTAGCAGCAGCATAAATATTAAATCCAGACTCATAACGTGCAAATGATAATGCTAATGCTATCTCTTCTTCTGTTGCATCTAACCTTCTACCAACAGTAATAATTTCTTCTATTGCATTTAATTGATCAGACTCAGGAGCACCTCCTGCATTACGTGTAAATCCTTCTTTAGCTATTGGATCATTATAATATGATTGAGAAGCCACTTTTCCTGCTTGAGAACCCTTTTTACCTAATAAATTTTCATTTAAGTTATCAAGATCTAAACCTGTTGTTAAAGCAGAGCTTGTATTACCATCACCTTCTAAATTTTGATTGGATTTAATTCCAAGTTTAAAAGCTTGATTTGCATCATTACTTGCAACCTGTGTATCAGCAAAAGCTTCATTATACCTTTGCATTAAGTTTTCTTTTAAAATCACCTGTTCATCTTGTTTAGGGTTAGAAATTTCTTCAGTAACTTTTTTTACAGTACCTCTAGTTTGACTCATCAAAGAGTTTAAATTTGCTTTATCTTTATTTCTATTAGCACGAGATAGTTCATATGCTGAACCCTCTTCTGCAGCTAGTGCTAATTGTTTATATCTTTCTTCGTACATTTTTTCTACCTCACCTTTATTAAACAGAACTAAAAAGACC